TCGCAGGTCATCCGCCTGGTGTTGAATGCTGTCGCGGACGACCTCGCGCACGGCGGCAAGACGGCCGCGGCGATCAAGGGCCGGTTCGGACTGCGGGAGGCCGTGTAATGGGCGGGCCTCGCTGCCGAATCCTAGATCATCCCGACCGGGAGATCATCGACGCCGAGCTGGCCTCGTCGCGCAGCGTGGCCGCGGTGGCGCGCAAGTGGGGCTTCCCGCGCAAGACGCTCGACGACTACAAGCGCCGACACCTCCCGCCGGAACGTATCGCGGTGTTGCGCGGCCTTGCCCCGTCGGAACTCGACGCCGACATCGAGCGCCTTGTCGCCACCGGCGGCGAACGGGCGGTCATCGGCATGGCCCGCGTGGCGGTGAAGTGCGAGGAGATGGCCGAGCGGTGCGAGAAGCTCGGCGACTTCCGCAACGGCGCCACCTACCGGAACCTGCAGATCAAGGCCCAGATCGAGCAGGCCAAGTGGGCGAACCTGTACCCCAAGGGCGCGCGCACGGTGAACAACAACGTGGTGCTGTCGAATGGCGAGGCGCTGTTCCGCATCTTCGACAAGATCCTCGACACGGCGCAGACCTTGCCCGACGCGCGCCGCATGTTTGCTGCCGAGTTGCGCCAGCTGAGCGCGCCGATCGATGGGGAGGCCACCCATGCGTAACGAGGCCGAGCGTCGCTACCTCAAGGCCAAGGAATGGAAGTACGACCCGGTGCAGATGATGCGGGACGCTGGCTTCGAGCCCGACCCGCACCAGGTCGAGCTGTTGGAGTGCAATGACGACCAGACGCTTGTCCTGTGGCCGCGGCAGTCGGGCAAGTCGCAGACGTGCGCGGTCAAGGTACTGCACCGGGCGTGCTTCGACCCGGGCGACATCGTGATCCTCGCTGGCGAGAAGCAGGGGCAGGCGCAGGAAATCTATGAGCGCGCGTTCGAAATGCACGGCACGCTNGCGAAGATCGGCGANCTGCCGCCCGTCGAGCGGTCCGACAACGTGCTCAAGTTCGGCAACGGATCGCGCGTTCTGGCGCTTCCCTCGACGGTCGATTCGATCCGCGGGTACTCGGCGAAGCTGGTGCTGATCGACGAGGCCGCCTTCACCGGTGACGACACGCTCGCCAAGGTCGCGCCCATGCTGTCGGCAACCAACGGCCAGCTCATTTGCGCGTCGACGCCCAACGGCGCGCGCGGCTGGTTCTATGACGCATGGACCGGCGGCTCGCCGGCATGGCGCCGGCTCAAGGTCACCATCGACCAACTGCCGCGGCTGACCGCGCGCGAACTCAAGCGCCAGCGCGAGCTGCTGACCCCGAACCAGTTTCGCCAGGAGTTCGGGCTTGAGTTTTTGGATATGGACCTGCAGTTCTACTCGACGGAGACGATCGAGGCGGCGCTGTGCGACGACATCGTGCCGCTGTTCGAGCGCGACTGCTTGCTGGAGGCCGCATGAGCTTGACCGTGACCAAGGTCGACTACTTCACCGGCATCGACATCGGCCAAGTCGCCGACTCGACGGCTTACGCGGTGATCGAACGGCATCGCGCCGTCGCAGACCTCGAAAACCTGCATGAAGGCTGGCACGAGCGCGCCAAGAAGGAGGCTCGGGAAACGCCGACGCGGCTCGACCTGGTCTGGGCTGATCGCATCCCGCTGGGTGTGCCATACCCCGCCCAGGTCGAGATCCTCCGCGACGTCCTGCTGCGGCCGCAGCTGCGCGGCTGCGCGGTGTACCTCGACGCGACGGGNGTCGGACTTGGTCCGTACCAGATGCTCAAGCAGGCCGGCNTNCGCAACNTGCACGGCATCAAGATCACCGGCTCGACGGGCCCGGCCAAGCAGACCCCCGATGGATGGAACGTCGGCAAGCTTGAGCTGGTGAGCGCTCTGCAGATCGAGATGCAGACCGGGCGCCTTCGCATCGGAAGCCGGATCCCGCACGCCGCGACGCTGGTGCGCGAGCTCAAGGAGTTCCGCAGCCGCCAGAACGCGTCCGGGCACCTGACCTTCAACGCGCGCGAGGGCCAGCACGACGACCTGGTACTCGCACTCTCCTATGCGGTGTTCGGGGCGCTGCGCCCGACGCCGGTGACCAATTTCCCGATCAGGTGGGCAGCATGAGCACGACCGATTACAAGCATCCCGAATACGTACGCATGCTGCCGCTCTGGCAGCAGGTTCGCGACACGTGCGCCGGTTCGCACGCCGTCAAGGCNCGCCGCGAAGCGTACCTCCCGAACCCGAGCGAAGACCCGAACAGCACCGAGGGGCGCCGGCGCTACCAGAGCTACCTGCATCGCGCGGTCTACCTCAATGCCACTGGCCGCACCCTGCNGGGGCTGGTCGGCGTGGCGTTCTCGAACTGGCCNCGATTCGTGTTGCCGAGGGGTGCCGAGTACCTGGCTGACGACGTGAACGGCTCTGGCGTGGGCCTGGTCAANCAGGCGCAGTCGGCACTGGCCGACGTCCTGCAGACCGGACGCGGTGGCCTNCTGGCCGACTGCAGTAGTCGCGACGAGACGGAGCAGCTCCGCCCGCGCACGCAGGCCGAAGCCGAGGCCGAAGGCTGGCGCGTGACGCTGAACTACTACGCGGCCGAGCGCATCCTGACGTGGGAAGTCCAGGGCGACCGCCTCACGCGCCTGGTGCTGCAGGAAACGCACGCCAAGTACGAAGGNGGGGAAGTCGAGTACATCCCGCAGTTGCGCGAGCTGNTCATGGAGGGCGGCAAGCAGGTGGTGCACATCTGGCGCCAGTTCTCCGACAAGGGCAAGTTCATCANGGTGGCGACCTACAAGACCTCGCTGCCGTCGATCACCTTCCACTTCATCGGCGCGGAGAACAATGACCCGTGGCCGGACACGCCGCCCCTCCTGGACCTGTCCGACCTGAACCTCGCGCACTACCGCAACTCCGCCGACTACGAAGAGAGCGCCTTCCTCATGGGCCAGCCGATGCTGGCGATCACCGGCGTGACGGATGAATGGGTCAAGGAGAGGGGCGCGGTGTACGTGGGCTCTCGCGCGCCGCTGGCGTTGCCTACCGGAGGCGACGCGAAGTTCCTGCAGGTGCAGCCGAACACGCTGGCCAAGGAAGCCATGCAGGACAAGGAGCGCATGATGGCCATGATGGGCGCGCGCCTGCTGGCGCCGACCGCCGCGCCCATGACGGCGACACAGAGCGCGTCGGAGACCAAGGCGGCCTATTCGGTGCTGTCGAACGTGTGCGACAACCTGAGCGAGGCCTACCGCGCCGCGCTGGGATCGGTCGCCCGCATGTTGAACCCCTACTCGCCGGACCAGGTCGACTTCGCGATCGACACCCGGTTCAACGACCTCATGCTGGATGCCAACGCGATCCGCGAGACCGTGGCAGCGTGGCAGGCCGGGCTGGTGCCGCAGTCCGACGCCTGGGCGACCCTGCGCCGGCTTGGTGTCGTCGACCAGGGCAAGACCGACGACCAGCTGCGCGCCGAGATCGACGCGCAGGGCCCGGCGCTGGACCTGGACGCAGCGTGACATGGCGCTGATCGTCGAGACCGGCGAGGGGCTGCCCGGCGCTGAATCCTTCGCGTCCGTGGCCGACGCCGACGCCTACCTGGGCGACCGGGGGCATACCGCTTGGGCAGCGCTGGCCGAGCCGGCAAAGGAAGCGGCGCTCCGGTTGGCCACGGACTACCTGGAAGCCGTCTATGGCCCGCTGTGGCTGTCTGAGCGGCGCACCGAAGCGCAGGGGCTGTCCTGGCCCCGCGTGGGCTGGCCGGGCGTCCCGGCGCCCGTGCGCAACGCCTGCGTCGAGCTGGCGCTTCGTGCGGCGGCGGGGCCGCTGATGCCGGACCAGGGGCCTGCCGTGCAGTCGGAACAGGTGGGGCCGCTCCTGGTGGCCTACCAGGACGGCGCGCGGCAGGGCGTGCGGTATGTGCTGGTCGACAAGATGCTGGCGCCCTACCTGAGCGCCAACAAGCTGCGGAGGGCGTGACATGGCCGCATCGCTCCATGACCAGGTGACGCGCCGGCAGGTGTTCCTCGAACGCTACAAGGCCGAGGAGCTCCGGCGGCTGGACGCGTTCCTCCGCGACATCGACCGGGCGCTCAGGGAGCGCCTGGGCCGCGCCGGGACTGCTTTCCAGCGGGATCGGATCGAAGGCCTGCTGACCGAGGTCGGCACCCTCATGGAGGCTATCCAGCGGCCGTACCAGCGCGACCTGTTCGACCGCCTGCGCGAACTGGCGACGCACGAGGCCGACCTCGAGGCGCGCTCCCTGGCCGGCCTGCCGCTTTTCCAGCCGACGGTGCCACCGCCGGCGCAACTCCATGCCGCGGTGTTCGCCGCGCCCCTGGGCGCTCGGGGCGCGGGTGGCGGCCTGCTGCTTGAGGCCTTCGTCTCACGGTGGGCTGAGAATGACCGCGAGCGCGTGATCGGCGCCATCCGTCGCGGCGCCTTCGAAGGACGTACGACGGACCAGATCATCCGCGACATCCGCGGTACTCAGGCGCGGCGGTTCCAGGACGGGATCCTGGCCGTCAACCGGCGCGCCGCCGCGACGGTGGTGCGCACGGCCGTGCAGCACGTGGCCACGCAGGCCCGCATGGAGAC